GGGCGGGCCGCCGCCCACCGGCACACACAGCGGCCCGGCCCATCAAGGCGAAGCCATAGGCGGACGGAGATCAGGCGAGGCCCCGCGGCGGCCGGAGATCAGGCGGCCGGGCCCTCCGGCGCCCAGAACACCAGCCAAACCGCGTTGTGGAGATGGGGGGAATCGAAACAGAGGCCCCTAATCGCACTGAAAAGTGGGCGCGCAATTCCGCCTGCGCCACTACAGCGCCACAACATTTAGCGGAATATGCGGCCCCAGCCGCCCGGCTTCGGTGCAGGCTGCTGAGGCGCGCCGGGCCAGCGGATAGGAGCGGGCGGAGCTGCGGGTGCGGGCTGAGCCTGCGCAGCCTTCACGGCGGCGCGGGTGTGCGCGACGAAGCGCATGAGCCCGTCGACGGCTTTGCGCTCGAAGTGGAGAGTCAGCAGTGCTCGCCGGGTCTCGATCATGAGCCACTTGTCGCCGCCGCTCTTTTTCTTCGCAGCGAACGCGAGGATACCGAGCGTGACGAGGCGTGTCGCGGTCACGCGCGCCTGCATGGCCTCGCCGTCCTCGACTTCGACGCTGACGACGTCGGTAAGTGGGATCCGCTGGATTGGCTCGCCTCGACGCTTCGAGTCGTATAGCAGCTCGGTATCGGTACAGATGATCTCAGCAGGGGCGGATGAGTAGAGGCGGAAAGCGCCTTTAGGGCGGTGCATAGCTCCTCCTTTGAGTGCGACCTACCTATATGGGCAGTCTACAGCTCGCGCGAGGAGGTGGAGGCTATTCCGGAGAGGCTTCGTCCGAGAGGCGTTGCTCCGCCTCGGCAGCTACATCGGCGCCGCTAACTCCGAGCGCCGCGCACATTGCACCGAAGTCGCTCATCGTGCAGACAGTGTCGCCCGCGAAGATCTTGTAGCAGCGCGCGCGAGTGATGCCGGCGCGCTCAGCGAGGCGGTCGATAGTTAGGTCCAGACTTTGCAGACGCTCCTTGAGTACAGCTAAGACAGCGCGTTCAAAGGGACTCGATTTAAGAGATCTGCTTCCCATGAGGTAAGCATATCTACTTTTGTAGACCCATGTCACATGAAAACGAGTTGCAAAATCTCTATTTGTAGACTTATATAGTAGTCATTGGTCTACAAATGTAGAAAGGAACCATGAGATGACGGTCGCAGCCGTAATCAAGAGCATGGCCCGTGAGCTGGGCATCTCTCAGACGGAGCTTGCTACCCGCGCTCGTATGAGCCGCGCGAGCCTGTCCCTCAAGCTCAACGAGCGCCGAGATCTGACCTTGCCGGAAGTTGAGCGCCTTGCCGCAGTGCTCGGGACGTCCGTCCGTGAGCTCCTCGACCAAGTCGAGCGCACAACCGAGACCGCGCCCGCACCCGAGAAATCGCGAGGCTATGCAATCGCCGACAAGGCGACCGGCGTCGTGATCCTCCAGGCCTCGCACGGAAGCATCTACGACGAGGACATCCCGGCATGAGCGCCGTCGTCGCAGTGACCATCGGCCTAGTTCTCACGGTCGCCGCAATACCTGTCATCGTCTGCGTCGTATACCTCACCGGTATCTACGCAGGGGATGCGCTCGACCGCCTCGTTTGTATGGGCCTCGACGCGGGTGATCGGATCGCAGAAATGATCGATGGGGAGGTGCCCGGGAAATGACCATAGCCTCCCCGTTCGCTCCGGACCGTTGGTACTCCGCACAGCAGGTCCAGGAAACCCTCAGCCTCTCCCGCTCAACCGTCGAGCGCCTCGGAGTCGAAGGCAAAGTCGCCGCAATCAAGATCGGGCGCTCCGTCCGATACAGCGGCGACGACCTCAACCACCAGTGCCAGAGCCTCGGCTCCGGTCTCGCCGAAAAGAAGAGCTCCCAGCGGTAGAAGCGCTGGGAGCGGACAGAACCCCTAGAGAAGGAAGATTCCATGAATCAGACTACCACACGCCGCCGCCACCTGCGGCACTGGCGAACCCTCATCGCAGGCGCCTCACTCGCCGCCGCCCTCACCCTCGGTTTCGCGATGCGAGGCCTCGACAACCCCGACGGCCTCCCCGAGTGGACCTTCTTCCCCGCCCTCGGCCTCCTCGCGCTCGCGGTTGTCCTGATCCGCGCGGACTGGAAGGCGGGCAGGCTGTGAACGCCTCGATCATTGTCACAGTCATTTTCCTCCTGCTTGCGGGCTGTGTCCTGCTGGCATGGATCGCAGTGCGAGGCGCGTCGCGTGCGGCCTCCATCGAGGAGATCGCCGCCCGCATGGCTCGATCGGCATCGAAGGCCAGGGCGAAGGGTACGACGCTACTCGAGCGTCACGTGGACTTTGAGTACTACGACGTGGACGGCGAAGCACCGCTGCCTCACCTGATCTGCCTCGCGACGCAGGACGTCATTATCGAGGCAGAGCTGAACAATTGCTACGCGCTCGACACGCCGAAGATCGCGGTCGATCTCGACCGTCAGCAGATCCACGTCACCCTCGAAGTTCTTCGGCTCGACGGCCCGCGCCTGGACGTGCGCGCCTGACAACCTCAGACCTACTGCAAACCCCACGAAACAAAGGAAAACCAATGAACGCCAAATACTGGGCGGCGGGAGCTGCCCTCACCATCGCGGCCCTAGCGCTGCCCTACGGCGCCGCATACGCCGCCGACGAGGCGGCACCGACTATGACCGCGCAGGTCACCAAGGCCACCAGCGCCTCCCGCCAGACCTCGAGTGAGGTCACCGTCGAGGGAACCTGGTCCGCGCCGAGGCTCGCCGTCGGCCAGCACTTCACCGTTGCCAGCAAGGACGGCGGCTTCAAGTGGTATGCCGGCTTTCCCTTCGTCCTCGACGACGGGACCAAGATCGGCGACTGCGAGGCCGACGAGGCGACGCTGACCTGCACGGTCGCCGAGGTTCCCGCGTCCTACGCGGACAAGACAGACGTGACCGGAAACTTCCATGCCCGCGCGCGTCTCTCGGACGCCGCAGTCGGCACTGAGGACACGCAGATCGTCGTGAACGGCCAAGTCACGCGAACGCTCGTCTGGGGCGACCGGGACGGCTCGGGCACCTGCACGAACGACTGCTCGACGCCCGCGCACTTCGAGTACGCGGCTCCCGAGACGATTAAGTTCGGGTGGACCAACGCGGACCAGTCGATCGGCTGGGGCATCAAGTGGGCCGTAGAGGCTGGCAAGACCTACACGCTGACGGACGAGACGAACGCTCTGCCGAAGGCCGTGAAGTGCAGTAGCGGCCCGACCTGGGCACCGTCGACGACGACCTGGACCGACGGCACGCTCGACGAGTCCGCGCACACGCTGACGTTCACGCCGCCCGCCGGATCGCTGGTCTGCGTCGTCTACCCTGCGGCGACCCCACACGTTGAGGGCCAGGACGCCTATACCAACCGCGCGACAATCAACGGCACAAGCCTTGAGGCGACCGCGACGATCAAGGCCTCGGGTGGTACGGACGGCGACGGTAAGACCAAGCCGCAGCCCGCGCCGGTCCCCACGCCTGACGCGAGCATGCCGACCCCCGCGCCGGTCCCGTCTCCTCTCCCGAAGCCTTCGCCGAAGCCGACCCCGGCCCCGGTTCCGACTCCTTCGGATGAGCCGCAATCTGCGCCGTCCCCGATGCCTACTCCTACGACCGCGCCGAAGCCTGAGCCGACCGCTACGCCGGTCGCCGAGAAGCCTCAGCCGGAACCTGCGCCCGCTACCGCCCCTGCCCCGCAGGAGCGCCTCGCTAAGACTGGCGCGACCACTGACGGGATCTTCCTCGCTGTCGGAATCATCGCCTTCGGAATAGGTGTTGGCCTCGTCATCCTCCGCCTGCTCGAAGGCCGTAAGCACGAAGAGGCGCCCGCCCGATGAGCACAAAGCACCTCACAAACCCGGTGACGCTCACCCTCGAGCTCGACGACCTCGGGTGGCTGCGCAACTTCCTCAAGGAGGAAAGCCTTCACGCTGAGATCGCCCACGAGGAAGTCGAGAGACTCCACACCGACGTGGCGATCCGCACCGCAAAGGCAGTGCTCAGCAAGGAGCACGACAGGATGACGAAGATCATCGAAGCCCTGGACGAGGCCATGGTCGCAAACGACGAGCGCGAAGCCATAGCAAAGCGGCTCGCCGCGACGGTGCACGTCATGCAGGACATCGCTAACACCCACCCACCACTAAGTAAGGAGAAGGAACTGTGAGGTTCGAGAACAAGATTACCGTCGAGCTGAACGAGACCGACGCAGCGATTGCGTCAGTACTGCTCGCCAAGACTGCCGTCCGCCTAGCGCTCGCCGCGCTGCTCGCAGACAAGACCGCAGAGATAGGCGGAACCACCAACAAAGACTCTCGCGCGCTCGCAGACGCTTACATCAATGTCGGGCAGGCCCTGTCATTCGCGATCCTGGACGCGAAGAAGAACCGAGGGGTGGAAAGCACAATGACGCTCGTCAGGAGCAGCGCACTCGCGGGAGCAGCTGCCGCTGCGTCGGATGAAGCCGGTACCGCGACGGAGGAGGGAAAGTGAAGGGCAGATACATCGCGGTCTATCTCGACGCCGCTCAGGTGCAGGCACTGCGAGACGACGCGCAGGAGACGGTGCTCACCGCTGATGAGGATCTGGAGATCACGAAGCAGATCAATGACCTCGCCGCCCGACGTCTCGCTCGTGAGGCGATCGACAAGAAGCGCGACCTGTACCTCGAGATCGTCGGAAAGCTCCAGGAAGCATCCGAGCGCCTCAACGTCGGTGAAGGCGACTACATCGACGAGTAAGCACACTCCCCGATGAGCGCGACCATCGAGGAGGCCACCCGCCACCAAGAAAACAAAGCGGGACAGGCTAAAGATCGCGCAGCCCGACAAGCAGACTCACGGGTGCAAGTCCCGGGCGGGCACAAAGCCCGCGCCACGAGCGCGCAGGGCAAGACCCCCTAGAGAAGGACAACCAATGACCACCATCAACGAGATCAAGGACAGGCTGAACGCCGTGGCGTTCGCTGGCCGCAGCTACGCAGGCGCAGACCGCACCGCGATCGCGAAGGCCTACACAGACGCTGTCGCTGCGTTCGACCAGAACGCAGCCGTGGATATGGCGTACCTCCTCGACCGTGTCGATGAGCTGCAGGACGCGATCGCCGTCGCAGCTTCGGACCTCGCCGACGTAGCAAGCTACGTCGCCGCCAGGTACGCCGGCACACCCGACGAAGCCAGCGAAATCCGCCTAGCAATCGGCGAACCAATCGACGCCCTAGTCAACGTCTCACAGGGCACACCGATCACACCCGAGGAGGCCGGGGAATGAGCGGCGCCGGACTCCTGAGCATCGAGTGGGAGATCACCGACCAGCATCTCCCCATGCCGCATATCGTCGCGACTGCCTGCGCCGCTTTCGTCGAGGAAGCAGAGCGCCGCGGACTCGTCATCCGCTCCGGACCCTCACCTTCCGTCCTGCACGAGCTCCGGCTCGTGCGAGTCACCGGCAAGGTCACCCGCCAGGACGACGAAACCCCCGAGCCGCAGCCACCGCACACACTGCGACGCTGCCCCGCCTGCGGCGTCCACATCTACGACCTCACCGACATCGAAGGAGCCGAGCAATGATCGAAATCAAGCAGGCGCGCAACGTCCCCGGCTTCCGCTTCTGCCCTGTCTGCCGCACGCGCCTCGCGCCGAAAGGCTCGAACGTTCGCGTCACCGTCGACGCCGAAAACGAAGCCACCGCAATCGAGCACATCACGCACAAAGCCTGCGCACAGACGGTCATCGACTTCACCCGCGCTCGCGGCTACACGCCTGCCGAGCTCGTGGAGGTCGGCGTCTGGGCTGAGGAGCAGCGATGAGGCTCCCGATCAGGATTCAGCGCCGCCGCGCTCGCGGCTGGCGTATGCCCGCGCACACGAAGTACGTGGGCAGGGGGAGCCTGTACGGGAACCCTTACCGAGTCGCCCGGTCGGCGCGTGAGCTTGAAGTGGGCGGCGAGCTGGTTGTCGCGTCTGCGGCGGAGGCTGTCGCTCGGTATCGCGAGTGGATCGAACGGTCGCGAGAGGGCAGGTTCGTAGCGTCGTGCGCCGCCCGGAATCTGTGGGGCTTGGATCTGGCTTGCTGGTGCAAGCTCGATCAGCCTTGCCATGCAGATGTGCTCTTGGAGATCGCGAACCCGCGCGGTGAGCGCGAGTTCGAGAATCGGTATTACAGGATGTGGGACCGAGACGAGGCCGCAGAATGACGGCTATCGGGAGTCTCTTTACTGGCTATGGCGGGCTGGATATGGCTGTTCGCATGGCGCTTGATCCGGATGCGCGCGTCGCTTGGACGAGCGACGTCGAGCCAGGGCCGTGCCGTCTAGCTGAGGTGCGCTGGCCTGGTGTCCCGAATCTCGGGGACATCACGCAGATCGATTGGTCGACAGTGGAGCCGGTCGACATTATCTGCGGAGGCTCGCCTTGTCAGGATCTGAGCCTCGCTGGCCGTCGCGCGGGCATGGCCACGGGCACGCGCTCGGGCCTCTGGGAATCGATGTTCAATGCGATCAAGACGCTAAGGCCGCGTCTAGTCGTGTGGGAAAACGTGCGAGGAGCATTAACAAGTGGAGCATTTAGTCTGGTGGAATCAGAGAAGGGACTGCTGGGAGACGGAGCAGATGGACCTCTTCTCCGCGCAGCAGGCCGTGTGGTCGGAGACTTGGCCTCAGCAGGGTATGACTCGCAATGGTGTGTTGTCAGAGCTTCCGACGTTGGCGCCCCTCATCAGCGAGAGCGACTTTTCCTTACTAGCCACCCCGCAGGCGAACCTTGGCAGCTGCGGGGGCTCGCAGCCTCCAGAGAAGCGCAGGGAGGGCGGGCACTCGGTGAGTCTCGCGGATCAGATCGAGCACCTGGTGCCCTGATCCCGACGCCGACCGCATCGGACCACAAGGCCGGGCACCACCAGGCGGGGACGGGAATGAGCCTGTCTCAGGCGGTGCAGATGCTGCCGACGCCGCAGGCGACGAACGCGACGGCGTCCTCGACCGGCTACGGGGCGAACCTCCACGAGGTGGCTCGCGAGCTGCTTCCCACACCTTCAGCGTCCGACGCGATTATGGGCCTCCATCGAACAAGCGGACGACCGCCTGAGAAAGCAACGAAGCTGGCAACGCGGATCGAGTACACCGACTTCGGGATGTACGCGCCCGCGATCGCGCGCTGGGAACAGGTGATCGGTCGTCCGGCTCCGGCTCCGACTGTCCCACCGACGCGCGAGGGGGGGCGAGCACGCCTCTCAACGAAGTTCGTCGAGTGGCTCATGGGATTGGAGGACGGTCACGTGACCGGCGAGGATCTCGGCCTGACACGCGAGCAGCAGCTCCGGCTCCTCGGAAACGGCGTAGTGCCGCAGCAAGGCGCTGCTGCTATCTCCCAGCTCACCAAGATTGCCCTTAAGGAGGCAGCATGAACAACCTCGACCCATTGAAGGATCTCGCCGGCGTCCAGGCCTTTCAGGAGCGCGCGATCGTTCGCGCAGTTCGACTGACTCGCGATAACGCGGACGAGATCGCACTTCGCGCCCGGATGCGCGTGAGCTTCACACCCGAGGGGAAAGTGATGCTGTGCGGGCATAGCTTCGTGATTTGGGCGTTGGAGGGCGATGTGATCTTCGCTCGGCCCGGAAGCATGAGGCTCTCGGTCAGGACTGAGGAGGACTTCCTTGCCTGGTACACGCAGCCGGGCGAGCAGCTTACGGAGGAGGATCTGGGATGAGTTCGCAGCTGGTATGGGAATCGCGTGTCCTGCCGCTGACGCGCAGCAAGCTAATCACCGCGAACGACAAGATGCACTGGGGCGTCCGCGCGCGGCTCACGAAGCAGCTCCGTCAGTGGGGCTACCTGCTCGGTCGTGAAGGTGAAGGCGTCGCTCGCCTCGGACTGACGCACGCTCGCGTCGAGGTGGAGTTCGCGTATCCGGATCGTCGCCGACGCGACCGCAGCAACCTTGCGCCGACCGTGAAGGCGCTCATGGACGGCCTGATCGACGCAGGCCTGTTGCCTGATGACGCGGACCGGTTCCTCGACGGCCCGCACACCGTCATCGCGGACAACCTGGCAGGGAAGCACCTGAGCATCCCGATGTACGAGGTCCGCATCCGCGTGTACGCGAACACAGATAAGAAAGAGAGCAAGTAATGGCTGGAGAAACCGTCATCACTGTCATCGGTAACCTGACCGCTGACCCCGAGCTGCGTTGGACGCAGTCCGGCGCCGCAGTCGCCGACTTCACCGTCGCGTCGACGCCGCGAACCTACGACCGTAACGCCGGCGAGTGGCGCGACGGCGACACCCTCTTTATGCGCTGCTCCGTGTGGCGCGAGATCGCTGAGAACGTTGCCGAGTCGCTGCGTAAGGGCATGCGCGTCATCGTTCAGGGTCGCCTCACCCAGCGCTCGTACGAAACCCCGCAGGGCGAACGCCGTACGGTCGTAGAGCTGCAGGTTGACGAGGTCGGCCCCTCCCTGCGCCGCGCACGCGCACAGGTCACCCGCGTTCAAGTGCAGCCCGCGAGCGCGGGCGGCTTCGGGGCGGGGCCTGCGCCTGTTCAGGATGCGGGCGGGTGGCAACCGTCTGCGTCGCTGGATGCGGAGCAGCACGATCCGTGGGGCGCTCCTGCTGCCCCTTCTGAGCCGCCGTTCTGATGGAGCGCTACTGCCCGGACTGCGGCGAGGTGCTCGCTGCAGGGCACGCGCGCTGTAGGCCGTGCTTCCGCAGGTTTGAGGCTGAGTACCAGCGTAAGACCGAGCGTGACTGGATGCGCAGAAACTTCCCGGGGTTCCGGCCTCGGGATCTGTTCCCGGAGGACTACTGGGAGCAAACGGAGATCAAGAAAACAACCGTAAAGGAGGGCAACTAATGGCCTGGGTCCGAGTCGGCGACGAAGCGCTGAGCCACCCGAAGCTCATGAGCTTGTACGACGTGGAGGGCGCCGAGGACATCTCGATCGTCGAAATGTTCGGCTTCCTCATGGCGCTCGCGACCTACTCGGCCAAGCACCTAACAGACGGAATCATCGAGAGAGGCGCAGCTTTCCGCGACGGCGAGCGCTCGCGGGTTGTGCACCTCATCGATGCGGCGGTGGCCGCAGAGCTGCTCACGTGGGTTGAGGTGGACGGCGCGAAGAAACTACGCCTGTTCACGGATGAAGAGTTCATTCATATCCAGCCGCGCGAGGAGGTCATGCGTCGCCGCGCACGGTCGCGGGAGAATCGCGACCCGAATAAAAAGGCTGCTGTAATCTTCCGCGACGGCGATCAGTGCCGGTACTGCGGGAAGGTCGTGCGGTGGACTGGCCCGAAAGGTTACAACCTCGGCACGCTCGATCACGTGGACCCGGACTCGCTGGGGGACGCCCCGGTCGATGGTCTCGTGGTCGCCTGCTATGAGTGCAACTCCTCGCGTGGTCACGCGCGGGAAGCGTTCGACGCGGCCTCGCCGCTGCGTCCCGTCCCGACCACGCCCTATTACGGAGTGTGGTCGGCAGAATTCCTCACCAGGTACGGATATGAAGCCGTGCCGTCCGTGGATCCGGGCGCGCCCGTTGACCCCGCCTCAGAGCCGCCCGCGAGGGGCATGCTCCCGGGCCGAGGGTCCGGCGCGCCTGTTGACCCCGGGCGCGGCTACAGCGGCCCCGCTGAGGCCGCTGTGCGTGACCCCGGCGCGTCCGAGCGGCGCGCGTCCGAGGGTCCGCGTATTCGACCTAGTTCGGACTTGAGTCCGAACCCTGGTCCGACGTCGAAGGGTATCAGGTCGAATACTCTCGGGTCGGGTAGGGACGGGACGGGACGGGACGGGCCGGGAAGGGCAGGCACGGGCCAGGCCGGGAAGGGCCAGGCCGGGAAGGGCCAGGCCGGGCACCCGCGCACACCTCAGCAGCAATCAAGTAAGCGGAACCGTAGAAGGAGAAGAAGGTAATGAGCCAGGAAGAAGAGCTGAGGGGCAAGGTAGAAGATGCTCTCTCAGCACTGGTACAGGCAGGGCATGGAGATCAGGCGGTGACGGGGGCCTGGGTGGTCTGTGCTGAGGTAATGGTCCCCAGCAAAGAAGAAGTGACTGTCTTTATGCATGACGGCGGAGGATCGATGCTCGCGCGGCGTGGCCTCATCGAGTCTGTGCGCGATCAGCTCTCCTCATGGGTGGAGGGATACGATGACTGAGTATGACGACCGCCGGGTTTGCCCGGTGACGGGTGAGCCTCTCCTCGATGGAGAGTTCCTGTCTCGCGGCGGAGCTGCCCGCATCCGTGTCGCGACCGCGTCGATGCCCGGCCTGATGAGTGATCTCGCCTATGCTGCGTCGCATGGCGTGCGCACGGGCGAGCAGGTCGGCGGCGCTGGAGTCCCGTCGTCGCGAGCTCCGCTCAACCTCGCGCTCATGATTGAGGTTGACGAGATGTGCGATTCAATCCTCACCTGGGCGACGCTGCTCCTCTCGCACGTGATGGGTCCGTCCTACTGGGTGCGGCCCGGCGATTGGTGGATGGTCGCGCGCGTGTTCGACCTGCACGAGGACAAGCTCCGCAGATGGTCGGAAGCCGAGCAGTGCGCAGACGAGGTGCTCTACTCTGTCTCGCGATTGGAACGCCTCGCCTCCCCCGGCAGACAGCGTCTCGTCTACGTCGGCTCGTGCAGCCAGTGCGACGCTGATCTTCTCGTGCGCGATCCAGATGAGGAGGCGACGACCTGCCGGGAGTGCGGAGCGGTCGAGCAGATCGGCGAAGCCTGGGAGCGACTGCTCTCGAAAGCTCGTGAGTCTCTGCTGCCACGCTCGCGGGCGACACGCGTCGCGGAGATCCTGGCCGGCACGCAGATCAAGGATCCGACTGTCCGGAAGTGGACGCAGCGGGGGCAGCTGGCACCCCGGGCGAGGAGGGGCGGGGATCGCCTCTACCGGGTCGGGGATATTGAGAGGCTGGCGACACGCAGAATGTAGGCGCGTGTCGCTTGCGATAGGGCTTGTCACGGCGTATTCTCCTAGTGTGGCCCTGAGCGTAAGCGAGGGGCTTCTGCTTTAACGGCAATCCGCGCACTTGTACTGACCCCCGCTCCCATCGGCCCCGGTGGAGCGGGGGTCAGTGCATACGGACTGAGGGGGCGGGCATGGCATGGGAGACATCGGACCGCGCCGCCCGTCTGCCTGATGACTGGGAAGAGCGCCGCGCCTTCGCGCGTGACCGCGCAGCCGGCAGGTGTGAAGCGATGCTGCACGACGGCACGCGCTGCCCCGCTGCAGGTACAGACTGCGATCACATCGAGCCAGGTGACGATCACCGCGCGGTGAACCTCCAGTGGCTTTGCCGTTGGCATCACAAACGTAAGACGCAGCAGGAAGCTGCGGCGGCGCTCGCTGCTGAGCGGAAGAAAAACCAGCCGCGAAAGCGCAAGCATCCCGGCCTCATCGACTGACCCACCCACCAGGGACCCCCTCCCCCACCCGGCGCAACACCGTCAAGAGCTGTCGATCTAAGTTTGTACGGGTCTGGGGATTTTGCGAGGGGCACTTTTCGTTGATGCGCCGCGCGAAACAGCGCATCGGAGGGTGGGTGCTCTGAGGGTGGTCAGAGGGGCAGGAGCGCCCCATGCTGGTACACGTTGCCAGTGATAGTGATGTATCGGCCTGTCGAGTAAAACTCGATCCGCTGCCCCTTCCACTCGCGCTTGAAGCCGCGGCGTGGAGCTGCGGTGCCCCAGATGTGCAAGCCGCGTCCGGAGGGGGAGATCTCGACGTAGGAGCCTTCGTAGTACGCGAGCAGCGTGCGAGTAGCCTCGTTCGGGATGCCGTTCTCGTCGAGGCAGGCGTCCAGGTCGATACAGCCGACGCCGTCGCCGAGGACGAAGCCGAGGGGCGCGCCGGTCGCGCTCGCGGCCTCATACGTGCTCCAGGTCGTCGGGTCGGTGACGGATGCCCACGCGCCCGTGCGTGCGCATATGGGCCGTTTGTTGAAGTGGTTGACCCAGCGGGCGCGGGTGGTCAGCTCGACAGGGAGGCCGACGGCTTCGTCGGCTCGGGTCGAGCGGTGATGAGCGACTCGGCAGCGTGTCGAGCAAAAGCGCGCGTCGGCTCGCGCCCAGGCTTTGAGCTGGTGGCCGCATTGTTCGCACGTTTTCATGGCTCTTATTGTAACGCTTATTTCGTTGATATTCCGCAGATAGGTTGGGGGTGATCTGTGTGGCTGGTCGCGGTCCCGCGCCGAAGCCGGAAGGCTCTCGCGCTCGCCGGAATAAGGATCCGCAGGTGCTCCGGATCATCACTGCGCAGCCGGTCGAGCAGCCGGCGCTTCCGACTATCGAGCAGGTCGTCGTCGATGAGTTCGGCGTGCCGAAGAAGAAGCGCTTCAATTGGCCGACGATCACGAAACGTTGGTGGAAGATGTGGGGCGAGTCTCCTCTCGCCGCTGAGTACACCGAGACCGACTGGGCGTTCCTCATGGACACGGCGTATCTGCATGCTCAGTATTGGAAGGGTGACACCAAGGTCGCGGCGGAGCTTCGTCTGCGCGTCGCAAAGTTCGGTGCAACGCCAGAGGACCGCGCGCGACTGCGGATCCAGTTCGCCGTAGCTGACGGCCTGGAAGATGACGGCCCATCCGCTGAGGCCTTGCCGGTCTCGTCTCGTGCGAGGGGACGAAAGACGGTCCTCAAGGCGGTGCAGTAATGCCCTGGATGCCCATCGACGAAGAGGACGAGTTTCCTACGCTCGGCTATGACGTCGCCGATTGGATGACCGCTTTCCTGCTGACGCCGGACAAGGACGAGCTGATCCCGTTCGTGCCGACGCAGGAGCAGCTCGACTTTTTGGTTCATGTGTATGAGCTGGATCCGCAGACAGGGCGCAGGCTCAAGCAGCGTGCCGTTTTGTCCAGGCCTCGTGGCTGGGGCAAGTCCCCGTTTCTCGCGGCGATCTGCTGCGCCGAAGCGATGGGGCCTGTCCTGTGCGACGGGTGGGATGCGGAGGGCCAGCCGGTCGGTGTGCCGTGGTCGACGCAGCGAACGCCGCTCGTGCAGGTCACGGCGACGACGGACGATCAGACGGCGAACACGTGGGATCCGCTCCTGGAGATGCTTCGCGGCTCGCCAGCTGAGGACGAGTACGGCATCGACCCGATGGACAGCTTCGTCGCCCTGCGCCGAGGCCGTATCGAGAAACGCACGTCCTCGGCAACCTCCGTCAAGGGTGCGAAAGCCGTTATGGCCGTGATGGACCAGACGGAGACTTGGCTACCCGGCAACGGCGGGCCGAAGCTCGCAAAGACGCTACGGTCCAACGCGGACAAGCTCGGCGGTTTGACGATCGAGACGCCGAACGCTTTCACGATCGGCGAGCGGTCGGTCGCCGAGAATACGGCTCGGTTCTATGAGCTGGTGAAGGCCGGGAAGGTCAAGAAGGAAGCCTCGCGAGGCCTCTACTACGACCACAGGCAGGCGCCGCTCGACACGGACATCACGGATCGCGAGTCCCTCATCGAGGGTCTGCGGATCGCTTACGGCGACTCGGCTCGGGATCCGCGCGGCTGCGCGATCCACGATCCAGAGTGCGAGCCCGGCTGGGTGGACCTCGAACGCATCGCAGATTCGTTCTGGCACCCGGATAACGATCCGGCGGACATGTGCGCGGACTTCCTCAACCAGATCAACTCCGCGTCTGATGCCTGGCTCACGATGCCGGAGCTTCGCGCGATCGAGGACCACGGCAAGACGATCTCGTCAACCGAGCCGATCACGCTCGGTTTCGACGGGTCGGAAGGCCGGAAGATCGGCATCGCCGACGCGACCGTCCTCATCGGCTACTCGATCACCCAGAAGCACCTGTTCAAGGTGGGGATCTGGACGCAGCCGGACGGCCCGGCGGGTGAGGGCTGGCAACCGCCGCGCCTGGAGATCGAGCAGACCGTGCGCGACGCTTTCGAGCGATACAACGTCGTCGGCTTCTACGCCGACCCGTCGGCAGGTTGGGCGCAGGACGTTAAGACCTGGGAGGCGAAGTATTCGCGCCGACTGCGGGCAAAGATCAGCGCTGCGGAGCCGATCCGCTATCCGCAGCGCAACGTCTCTCAGACTTGCGAGAACTTCGCACAGCTGCTCTCCGCGATCCACCAAGGACTCATCACCTACGACGGAGACCCGACGATGACCGCGCACTTCCTCAACGCGAGGAAGTCACCGAGACAGGCCGGATACGTGCTCGTCAAGCCAGCCGACGATCAGGACTACTCCAAGATCGACGCGACCTGGGGCGCGATGTTCGCCTATAAGGCCGGCCTTGACGCGGTCGGTAAGGGCGCGGCCAGGCCGACGGCACGCCGCGCTCCGCGACGACTCTACTAACAAACGCACTGGGGAAGGAGGCCCCACCTCATGACCAAGACCCCCGAGGAGTGGCTCTCCTACCTCACCGCAAAGATGGACAAGGAGCGCACCAGGACAGACCTGCTGCGCTCCTACACCAACGGCACAAGTCCCCTACCGGAGATGGGGCCGAACCTGGCGAAAGCCTGGATCAAGTTCCAGCGCCGCGCGCGCACGAGCCCCGGAAAGCTCGTCGTCGCCGCGCTCGTTGACCGCCTCATCCCGAACGGCGTGACAGTCGGAGCGAGCGACAAGACACCGGCGGCGGTGGCAGCAGCCAGGATCTGGCGAGACAACCGCCTCAAGGTCGCGTTCTCCGACGCGATCTGGGATGCAGCGACCCTCGGGCGCGGCTACCTACTCGTCACACAAGATGAGGACGGGCACGCCTGCGTGACTTACGAACGTCCGGAGCACATGTACGTCGAACCGGATCCGGTCCGGCCCTGGCGCGCACTCGCGGCTGTGAAGGTCTGGCGCGACTCCGCGGCGGGCATCGATCATCTGGTGATGTGGACGCCCGGGAAGCGCACCGCGTTCTCTCGCTCTGCCTACAGCGACTCGAAGGCCCTGATCTCGACTGTCTCCTCTGGGTGGCGGCAGGACGAGGCCGGCGAGCAAGCGTTCGAGGGCGCGCCGCCCGTCGTCGTTCTGGAGAACCGTTTCGGCGAGGGAGAGTTCGAGAACGTCCTCGACCTGATCGACCGCATCAACTGGCAGACGCTGCAGCGTCTCGTCATTATCTCGATGCAGGCTTTCCGGCAGCGTGCGCTCAAGAGCGCCGAAGGGTCGGCGGGCCTGCCAGCTGAGGACGAGGCCGGGAATGAGATCGACTACCAGAAGGTGTTCGAGCCGTCGCCCGCCGCCCTCTGGGAGCTGCCTCCCGGCGTCGAAATATGGGAGTCCTCGCAGACTCAGATCACCGAGATTCTCAACGCCACGAAGGACGACTGGCGAGAGCTCGCGGTTGAGACCTCGACCCCGCTGTCGATCATGCTGCCCGACTCGGCGAACCAGTCGGCCTCGGGCGCCGAGCAGCCGCAGAAGGCGCTCCTGTCCAAGGCTGAGGACCGGATCGAGCGATTCAAGCCGGCCTTGGCCTACCTCATGGTTCGCGCGCTCGCGGTCGAGGGCATCGACCTTGACGAGGACGAGACCGTCGAGGTGCTGTTCGTGCCTCCGCATGCTGTCTCCCTCACGGAGAAGTACGCCGCCGCCGTGCAGGCCCGCAACGCGGGCGAGGCGTTGGAAACGATCCAGCGGAATATTCTCGGTTACTCGCCGGAGCAGATCGCGCAGGACAAGCAGCGCCGCGCAGAAGAGCAGCTGGCTCTCGCGTTCGCCCTGCAGGACAACCCCCAGCCGACCGATGAGGCGCAGCCTCCGGTCACGGGGGGGGGATCCGTCTGACCTGAAAACCAAGTTCGACGCGCTCGGTACCGCGATCCGCGCGGGCGTTGCCCCGCAGTCAGCGGCTCAGGTCGTCGGCCTCGACGGAATCAAGTTCACCGGGGCGGTGCCCGTCGCTCTGCGTCTGCCTGAGACGCAGTCAGCAGACCTTGAGGAGAAGTGAGCATGACGGACCTGGACGACCTCACGAGTGTCTACAGTTCCAAGGTCCACGCCGTGCGCACACAGATCACGCAGTTCGGCGAGGCCTACTGGGACTCCATGCCGAACTACCGGGCGAGCGCCGTCGAGGAGATGATCGACGCGATCGTCCCTAGGGTCACCGCCGGGCAGCTCCGCATCGCGGATCTGACCCGCGCCTACCTCGCGCGCTGCGCCCACGAGCTCGGCTGGAAGCTCGTCGTCCCACAGCTCGACAAGGCTGACATTCTTGGCGCTCGCGGCGTCGATCCCCGGACGGTGTACCGCCGCCCTGCGGTCGACGTGTACAAGGCGCTATCAGACGGGAAGCCGGTCGAGCAGGCGGTCTCTGAGGGGCGCTTGCGTTTGACTCAGTTGATCGGCGGTGACGCTCAGCTCGCGAAGGTCCACGCATCCCGGCAAGTGATGCGCGCCTACCCGGACACGGGCTCGTATTACCGGCGCGTGCTCACGGGCCGCGAGAACTGCGGCCTCTGCGTCGTCGCATCGACACAGCGCTACTACAAGGAAGATCTGCTCCCGATCCATCCGGGATGCGACTGCGACGTGCAGCCGCTTCCGCCCGGAGCGGCAGGCCAGCAGGTCATCGACGAGGACCGCCTGGAGCAGGTCCACAAGATCGCTGCCGACCGGCTCGGCGAAGCCGACCGAGGAGGCAGAACGCCCGACTACCGGAAGCTAATCCGAGTCGAGGCACACGGGGAGTACGGCGCCACTTTGACGTGGGCAGAGCCAAAAACCCCAAAGCAAAGCGGCATAGCGGATAAGGCGTAACGCCTAAACGCGCAGCCGCACAATCAAGCCCCGCTAAGGCCGCAACGGCGCTCGCGGGGGAGGCTACCCGAAACGGGAGGACTGATCGACCATGAAGATTCACCTGAACGAGCGACCGCATCTGCGCTTCGCTGATTCCGTGGAAGCGCCTGCTGGCGGGGAAGCGGATGAGGCTCAGGTCTCGGAGGCTGCTGCCGAAACGGAGCAGGCGAAGGACTGGGAAGCCGAAGCGAAGAGGTGGAAGGCGCTCTCACGCCAGAACGAAGCGCGCGCGAAGGAAAACGCCGAGAAGGCTCGCTTGTTCGACGAGCACGAGGAGCAGGGCAAGTCCGAGCTGCAGAAGGCTCTCGATAAGGCTGCGCAGGCTGAGGCTCGCGTGAAGGCCCTCGAAGTCCAGGCAGCGCGCGCTCAGGTCGCCGCGGCGAAGGGCGTGGACATGGACCTGCTGTCCGGCTCGACGCTGGAGGAGCTGGAAGCGTCTGCGGATCGTCTGCTGGCGTGGCGAGGAGCGCAGATCCCGAAGGGCGCCCCGGCGTCCGACGCGGGGCATCGAGGTGAAGAGATCAGGTCGAGTAAGCAGCTCACACGCGAGGACCTCAAGACCATGAGTGCCGAGCAGATCAATCAGGCCCGCCGAGCGGGCCAACTCAACGACGTGATGGGTCTCGCCTGACGGCGAGCCCGTGAAAGGAGCCAAAGAAATGGCTAACAACAACTTCGTCCCCGAAGTCTGGTCGGCTTCGATCCTGGAGAACTTCCACAACCAGGCTGTCCTGACCGGCCTGACGAACCGCGAATACGAGGGCGAGCTGAAGTCCGGCTCGGAGATCCACATCGCCGGCATCGTCGATATCAAGATCAAGGACTACAAGACAGGTGTCCTGCCCGCTGCTTCCGGCAGCGGTAAGCAGCCGCGTACGACCGCGCCCGACACGGTCGCAAACACGGGTGTCGACATGGTCATCGATCAGGAGAAGTCCTTCGACTTCCTCGTCGATGACATCGACCGCGCACAGTCGAACAAGTCCTTCGACAAGTACACCGAGTCTGCCGGCATCGGCCTTGTCGAGGACGCGGAAACCTTCCTCACCGGCCTGCTCTCCACGCAGGGCACGGCGGTGACGGGCATTGCTACCCCGACCGACTGGGCGTCCACCTACAACGTCGTGTTGGCCCTGCGCAGCAAGCTCACCGACGCGAAGGTACCGCAGGCGGGCCGAGCCCTGCTCGTGAACGCGAAGTTCGAGAACTTCCTCCTCTCCGACGGCTCGAAGCTCACGGCCTTCGACAAGGCCAACACGACCGACGGTCTGCGCGAAGCGATCATCGGTCGCCTCCTCGGCTTCGACGTCGTTGTCTCTCCGTGGATGGATAACACAAAGCCTATGGCGATCGGCCTGCACAAGCCCTCGGTTGCCTACGTCTCTCAGATCTCCGAGATCGAGAGCATGCGCGCCCAGAATACCTTCGCCGACCGCGTCCGTGGCCTCCACGTGTACGGCGGCAAGGTGCTGCGCCCGACCGCCGTTCAGGTCTTTAAGGGGGTCTGATGCTCGTCCGTGGAACCAACGGCCTTGAGATCGAGGTCGAGGATCAGGTCGCAACCGCGATGATCGCCGCCGGCATCGTCGAGGCTGTCGCAGACGGCACCGAGCCTGTCGAGGACATCGAGCCTGTCGAGGACATCGAGGCCGTCGAGGACGTCGAGGACGTCGAGGATCCGGAGCCCGCTCCGGCCAAGACCAAGAAGTAGGAGGAGAGATGACCGCCGCCCTACCGCTCGCATCCGTCTCGGACCTGGAAGCAGCACTAGGCCGCGACCTCAACGAGACGGAGAAGCGCCGAGCGGAGTTCGTCCTCGACAAGCTCTCAGCAGCTTTCCGAGACCGAGCCCGCCAGACCTTCACCGTCGAGCAGTACACGCACCGACTCAAGGTCGACGGCGGCGGTCGTATCTTCCCCACTCGGACCCCGCTCCTTAAAGTCCAATCGGTGACGACAGACGACGGGACGCCGGTCGCCTGGCAGCTTCGGCACGGCTTCGTCCAGGTCGACAAGCCAGCGTCCGACTTCCTCGTCGTCACCTACTTCGCCGGCCTCGACGAAGTCCCCGCCGCCGTCCGGCTCCAACTCGCCGACAGCGCGCGCCGCATCATGTCGATCGACGCCGCCGCCGCACATGGGGCCACGCAGGCCACGGACACGACCGGCCCGTTCACCCAGACCAGGCAGTACGCCAGCTGGGCAATCGGAGGCCAAGCTCTCCTCTCCCCCGACGACCAGGCGCTCGCGGACTCGTTCAGGCCGCGACGCTCGGGCCATGTGTGGGTGATGGAAGCATGAGCCGGGAGCCGATGGAAGAGTGGCGGACCCCGGTTCAGGTTGAGGGAAGTGTCCGCAGGGACGCTGACGGATACCTGATTAAGGGGATAGGCGGGAGGCTGATCGGCGGTTGTCTCGTCGCCCCGGGGGCCTTCACGGTCCCGGGCTTGCTGACGTCGCCGACATCGGAGCAACCCGACGAGCAAGCGACGCTGTACGCGCCACCGGGAACGACGCTCGCTGTCGGCGACAGGATCACAATCCCAGCTGAGCACCCGCTCGGCGGGAAATGGCAAGTCGAGTCGCCGCCGTCCCCTTGGCCGAAAGGCGTCGCAGTCACCATCAACCGGAGGTGAGACCGTGGGGAACAACTTCCGCCGGGACTCAGCCGGAATCAAGGGCTTCCTGCAAAGCGGCGCCCTCGCGCCCGGCCTCCACAAGGAAGCCGAGCAGCTCAGGGCAGCAGCAGCAGCCGCCGCCCCGAGAGGCCTCACCGACAGCCTCGCCGACTCATACAAGGCCGAAACGACGAAAGCGCCGCTCAGGCCGGGAGGTCCGGTTCGAGACGTTGGTCGCGTCTACAACGACGCGCCGCACGCGCTCGCTGTCGAGTTCGGTCATCGCTCGAGAACCGGGAAGCCGGTCCCTGGCGCGCACACTCTCCGAGCACTCCTCGGAGCCAGATCTAAACGGAGGAGGTCACGATGACCTACACCGACGCGGTCCAGGTCATCCGCGATGCAATCACCGCGGCGGCCGGCATCCCGACTGCACGAGTCCTGCAGCCCGGCTTCACCGACGGGCCGCTTCCACTCGCACACGTCTCCCTCGTACAAACCCAAACAGGGGACTACGACAGAGACGACACGATCTCGATCTCCATCTACGCAAAAACACCAGCCTCCCCCGACGAAGCCGGAGCCTCAGCGCTCGCGGACCAGATCGAGGGGGCGTTCGACGTCCGTCCAGTTGTCGGCGCGTCCGGCTGGGTAGACGCGGCGGAGATCGATTCTCGCTTGGGCGTGCAGCCTTACTTTGAGGCTGTCGAGGTTGTTCACATGACGGCCACGGTCACGCACAGGCCCATCTCAGACGACACCAACTGATTAGAAAGGGGTCTTGCATGACCACTATCGAAGCCCTCAAGAAGAAGCACAACCGCACGACCAATGTGCGTAAGGGTCTGAACGCGCTGGCGTTCCTGGCCCCGATGACGACGGCAGTCCCGACGGCGATCACCGATGCAGGCGGCGCTCTCAAGGAGATCCCGGCGGACTTCCTGCCGCTGGGTCTGATCACGACCGACGGCATCACGTTCTCCGCCGACGCGAAGAACGAAGAGGTTGAAGCCCTCGGATATGCGGAAGCGGTCCGGTCTGACCTGACCGGCGCACCCAAGTCGGTGAAGCTTACGGTCCTGGAGCCGGTTCGAAAGACTATCCAGCAGCTCGTCTACGGTATCGACCTGTCGCAGACCAAGGCCTCTAAGACCACTGGTGAGATCACCTTCGACGAGGCTGCAATCCCGGCTCTCGCTGAGTACCGTCTCCTGCTGGTCATGGCTGACGGACCCGCCGCCGACGAGTGGCTGATCGGTCGCTGCTACCCGCGCGTCAAGCTGTCCTCTCTGCCCGACGAGAAGTGGGCCGCGTCGGACGCGATGCAGTTCGACCTTGAGTTCGCGGCCTTCATGGACGAGACGGCAGGCACTTCCTGCCGCCACTACATCGGCGGCAGCGGTGCGATCCGTCACCGCGACGCGATCGGTTTCGAGCAGGCTAACTGATCTGCTCTTGATCTCGGGCGGGCCGTGGTTGATCTCCCCACGGCCCGCCCGTCCACACCTCACCTAATGGAGATCCCTCACGGATAGGAACCCCGATGAAGTTCATCAAGACTGTCAAGACCGACGACGGCGACGAGCTCAAGCTGGAGCGTGAGACCGACGCTGCCGTAGAGCAGAACCAGCTCATCTCGCAGGGCTGGGAGGTCGCCGACGACGACAAGGGCGACGAGAAGCCGACGCTGCCCGCGCCTCCCACCTTCAACAAGTAACCAACCGCCAGACAAATAAGGAGATCAAGCATGTCTGACCAGATGAAGCCCACGTTCACGTTCAACGCTCTCTCGAAGCTGGAGAAGGCTGCGGCCCCGGCCCCGTTCACTTTCGGGATCGGTAGCCAGGTGATCAGCTTCCCGGATCCGCTGAGCCTCACTCCCGAGGCCGCTGAGAAGTTCATGGCCGCGATGGAGTCCTCGAAGGCTCCGACGCAGATGATCCGCACCTGGCTCACCGCCGAGGATGCGGACCTGCTCCTCAGCAAGCTCAACATGCGCCAGCTCGGCATCCTGATCCGTCAGGCGTCCGAGCACTATCAGGGCATGCTCGGCGACGCGGGGGAAGGCAACGCCTCTACGACCGACTAAGTCGGTACGAGAGGCAGATCGTCTCCGATCTCGCGGAGCAGGGCTGGGATGCGCCGGCCCTGTTCCGCGCCCGCCGCTGGCGCTTCCTCCTCATCCTCATCGACGGCCTCGGGTCGACGAGTAGGACGACCGTCGCGATCCTCAACGATCCCGAGCGCTTCGAGGAGATCGCAAAGACCGTCGCCGCGACCGAGGCGACTACCGACGATACCGAGGCGCGGATGAGGGAGCAGACACCCGTCGTGCGCCTCCTGCAGGACATCTTTGATCTGGTGTCCGCAGCCTTCGGTGGTAAAGAGCCGTACCCGCGTCCGGTGTCAGCGGTCGAGCTCGCGCTCGAGGACGCTCGTACAGACCACCTTCACGACTTCCGAGATGAAGCCATGAAGGCGCTACTCCCCCACTGGGAGGACACCGAAGAATAATCAAAGAGAGGAACCCAGCATGGCAGGCGTCTACAAGGCCGGAACGCTCTACGTCGACGTCGTACCCTCCATGAGGGGCTTCTTCAAGACAGTCGAGGCCGATGCCAAAGCGCAGCTGCCCAATATTGGGCAGAGCGCCGGTAAGGACTTCGCGAACGGCCTACGCGCAGGTGTAGGCACAAGCGGCGCCCAGGTCGCAAAGAGCATCAGCCAGCCCCTCGACGCCGCCGCAAGCGACGTAAAAAACAGCGTCAACGCGATGACAAAGGGGCTGCAGTCCTCAACGAGCGGCATGCAGCGCGCCGCCGATGGAGCAGGACGAAGCCTTTCCACGATGGGCGCCGAAGCGGGCCGCGCTCGCGGGCCGGTTGATTCGGCGGCACGCGCGCTCGATGGGGCTTCGTCCTCGGCTGGCTCGGCTGCGGGCAGCATGCGCGAGGCCGGCTCGGGCTTCTCCTCTATGGCGGGCTTCGCTCAGAACGCGATCGCGCCCCTGGCTGCTCTGGCCGCAGCCGTCGGTATTGGTGGTTTCGTATCTGAGGCTATCGCTGCGTCTGACGCGACCCAGAAGTTCGCGGACACCCTCAAGTTTGCGGGCATCGATTCTGACCGGATCGAGGAGCTGGGCGCCGCTGCGCAGAAATATGCGGACGAAACGGTCTATGACCTGTCTGATATTCAGGGGATTACGTCGCAGCTGGCGGCGAACGACGTCGAGGGCTTCGACCGTCTCGCCGAGGCTGCGGGCAACTTGAACGCCGTCGCGGGCGGCTCTGCGGAGACGTACAAGCAGGTTGGCCTGGCGCTCGTGCAGGTCAACGGGGCTGGAAAACTTGCCACGCAAGATTGGAACCAGATCGCAAACGCGATCCCTGGTGCCAGTGGCAAAATCCAGAAGGCCCTGCTCGACGCTGGCGCCTATACCGGGAATTTCCGGGACGCTATGGCCCAGGGCCAGATCAGCGCCGAAGAATTCAACGAAGCGCTCCTGAGCCTCGGCTTCGACGAGGTCGCGGCAAGCGCCGCCCGCGACACGAGCCGTATCGAGAACGCCGCCGGGAACCTCCAGGCAACCCTCATGGGCGGCTTCAAAGACCTGATCGATTACATGAAGCCCACGATTACGGACTTCATGGGCTGGCTGAGCGACATGTTCTCCAACGCCTTCGACTGGATCTCCGAGCACAAAGACCTGCTGGTCGCCCTGGGTGAGGGCATCGGAATCGCGGTCGCCGCCTACTGGGGCTTCTCGGTCCTGACAACCGTGATCGAGTGGATCAAGAATACGACGCTGGTTCAGGAGGGGCTCAACGCGGCAATGGCTGCGAACCCCATCGGTTTAGCGGTCGTGGCTATCGGCGCGCTCGTTGCCGGGCTGATCTACCTGTACAACACCAACGAGGACGTAGCGAACGCAATTAACGCCCTCGGTGCCGGCATCGCGGAGTTCTGGACGACCAACGTCACGCCGATTATCGACGCCTTCGTCGACTACACGAAGAACACCCTCATCCCGGGCATCGAGTCGGCGTGGGGCATCCTCACGACCGGCGACTACGACGGCAACCTTTTCGGCCTCGAAGAGGATTCAGCCCTCGTGGACTTCTTCTTCACGCTGAGGGACGCGCTCCTCACGGTCGGCGAGATCGCCTACACAGCGTGGACGGACAAGATCAAGCCGTCCCTTGAGGCGGCGTGGGACTGGATCAGCGGCACGCTGTGGCCGGGCCTCCAGAACTTCTGGTCAACCGTGCTGCAGCCCTTGTTTGAGGGGATCGGCTCGGGCCTGGCGCTCGCCTGGACCGCCGTCATCCGCCCGGCGCTCATGGGCATCTGGACGCTGATCTCCCGCGTGCTGTGGCCTGTCCTGAAAACCCTCTGGGAGAACGTCGTCAAGCCGCTGTGGGAGGGCTTCGCATCGGCAGTCCAGTCAGCATGGGCAGTGATCTACCCGGCTATGCAGGCGCTCGCGGGCTTCTTCCGGGACACGCTCATGCCTGCGCTGTGGAGCTTCTGGCAGGACGTCGTTCAGCCGGTCTGGACGAACGTCTCAACTTTCATCCTCGCTGTCTGGGACAACGTTCTGTATCCGCTTTTCGACCTGTTCGTGACGGTGATCTCGGGTACCGTCGGCCTAGCTTTCGAGGGGCTATGGACAACGGTCGTGACGGCCTGGAATGGGATCTCATCTGCGATTCAGACGGTCTGGGGCATACTATCCCCGATCTTCTCTGCGATCGGCAGCGCGATCTCCTCGACGCTCGGCCCAACATTCACGTGGCTGTACGACTCGGTCATCAAGCCGGTCTGGGACAAGATCTCGTCGGCGGTGCAGACAGCATCATCCGTCCTGATCGACGTCGTATTCCCGGCGATCAAGAACGCAATCGGCGGCATGAAGGAGAGCTTCGAGTCTTTCCGCCAGTCGGTCGAGACCGTGTTCGAGAAGGTCAAGGGCGCAGCCGCAAAGCCGATCAACTTCGTCATCACGACGGTCTACAGGGACGGCATTAAGGCCGCGTTCGATACCATCGCCGCGAAGGTTGGCCTCTCCGTGAGACTCCCGGACGTGAAGGCCATTCCGGCATATGCGACCGGCGGAGTGTTCTCGACGATGACGCCCGGATACTCTCCGGGCAAGGACATCTATCACTTCTACAGCCCGGACGGGGGCGGCGCGCTGCGCCTGTCCGGCGGTGAGGGCATCATCCGCCCCGACGCGCTGCGCGCGCTCGGCGGGAAGCCCTGGCTCGACCGGGTCAACGCATCGCGAGGCTCAGGCCTCGCAACCGTCGGAGAGACCGGACGCCGTCGCGGCGAAGTCGCTTTCGCAAGCGGCGGCATCTGGAATGCCGTCAAGGGTGGCTTCTCAGGCGCGCTGGACTGGGTAAAGGAGACCACGGAGGCGGTCGCTGAGATCGTTACCGACCCCGCTGCGGCAATCGCAAACCTGGTCCTCAAGCCGGCGCGCGATCTGCTCTCCCCCAAGGACGGCAGCTTCTGGGAGAGCGTGGCCTACGGTATCCCGCCGATGCTGTTCGACGGCCTGAAAAGCATGTTCACCTCGAAGGTGAACGAGTCCGGACTCTCGGGCGGCGCAGGCCTCGTCGGCGCAGCTATGAAAGCCGTTCTAATGGGCGTGCCTTACGTCTGGGGCGGCTCGGCGATCCCGCCCGGCCTCGACTGCTCCGGACTCGTCTACTGGGCCGCACAGCAGCTCGGTCTTGGCTGGCCGCGACTCACCGCCGCCGGATACCAGTCCGGCTCGACACCCGTCCCCTGGGGATCCGCCACACCCGGCGACCTCCTCTACTGGGGATCCCCCGCCTGGCACGTCGCCGTCTACGCCGGCAACGGGCAAATGATCGAGGAACCCAGGCCCGGCCTGAGCGCTCGCAAGACAGCGATCTGGGGATCCCCATCGGTCGGACGCTACGGCGGCGCACGCAAGTACGACCGTGGAGGCTGGCTCCCCGACGGAGTCACCGCAGCAGTCAACCAAACCGGCCAGCGCGAAGCGATCCTCACCGCCCGCCAGTGGGCCGACGTCTCCGCGCTCGCGTCTAGTGGAGCGGGTGCGGGTGTCTCGCTTGATGGGGCGCAGGTGAATCTGGTCCTCGATGACGGCGTGCAGTTCCGTGCGCATGTCGAGGGGATTAGCGCGGGTGTCCTCGCTTGTAGGAAGCAGCTAGCAGGAAGGAGCCGATGATGGTGCGGACGAATCTTTGCCCGAACCCGTCGTTCACGTATGGGACGAATAGCTGGGCGAAGTACGCACCATCGTCGCTCCGGATCGCGTCTGATCCGGCTCCCTGGGGTGGGCACGAGCGACAGTCGCCAACTTACCTGGCTGTCGACGTGCCTGCCCAGCTGCAGGGGCAGGTCGCCACACCGGGCGTGGTCTCCGTTTCGGCGGGGCAGGCGCTGGCAGTGTCCGCGCTTGTCCGCACGAGTCCTGGTATCGGTCTCGCCGTCCGCGTCGAGTGGACGGTGGGGGGCCGTAGTCAGGTCGCGTCTGCGCCGCTGCTGCTTGCTTCGAGTGCGGAGGGCGAGCGCCCGACGTGGGTCCACGTGGCCCCGACGGGCGCCACTCAGGCGCGCGTGCGCTTCGAGGTATACACCTCGGGCGCGCGCGACAACAAGCCCGGCTGGGTCCACCTGGACGACGTGATGATCGTCGCCGCGGCGACCATCGAGGAGGCCGTCGCTGACGCGGCGACTTTCTTCGACGGGGACACGCCTCAGCAGCGAATCGGTTATACGCAGCGGGCGATCGCTCACCAGTGGACAGGCACGAAGGGCCTGTCTGCGTCGCGTGAGGTTGAGGGCGCGCTGGATATGACGCGCGCGCCGGTCGCGTTCGTCGAGGAAGGCCAGGCCCCGCGCGTCCAGCTGGTGATCCCGGCAGCGCTCGCACCTGCGGGCACTGCCTGCTATGTAGAGGGCATCGCTGCGACGGGCTTCAAGTGGATCCCGCGCGCGGGCGTGTGGACGGGCACGGGCGAGCAGCGAGTGATCGGCGACTCGCTCGCACCAATCAACACCGAGTTCCGGTACAGGCTGACAACGTCTCGCGGCGTCGAGGTGGAGTCAACGCCGGTCGTGCGCCGCTGGCAGGGCCTCTCGCTCATGACGGACACGGCGGGCAAAATGCCCGTGAACCTGCTCTGGCAGGGGACCGATCAACGTGAGATGAAGATACGCCTCACCGAGCACGAGGTGCCAGGTCGAAGAACGCCGGTCATGGTGTACGCGCCGACGATGGGCGCGGGCACCGTCTCGCTGACGGCGCGCACGAATCTCAAGGACACGCCGGCTCTCAAGATGCTGCTGGGCACGCCGACCCCCGTCGCGTTGTTCCACAATCCCGACCATTGCGTGCAGTGCAGGGCCGGCGTGTGCGACGTTGATCTGGTGACGCTCATGTCGCCGACGGCGGTCTCGATGGAGCGCGCCGCCAGGATCGACGTCGCGGAACGCACCTGGGCGATCAAGGGCACGATTACGTCCCTGCCGCAGGCCTCGACGCTCCTCGCGCTCTCGACGTGGACGGACTTTGACGGTCGCGCCCTCACGTGGCAGGCACTCGACGCGCGCCGCCTCACGTGGGAGGGCTTCGACCGCACGATCTGGCAGGAGGAGCGATGAGCCTGACCGGCCCGGACGCGCGCATCCCGGACGACCTCCTCTCGTCTGCCTACACGATGCAGGCGACGGTCGAGTCGTGGCTCGGCGATGAGTACCTCGGAGAGGTGCCCGTCGAGGACGGCTCGGTCGCATGGGACGCGACCCAGCAGGTGCAGGGCTCGCTCTCGCTCACGGTCCCGCGCGTCGGCTCGGCGAGCGAGGAGGAGGACTGGAGGGACTGGGATCCTACGGACCCAACGCATCCGCTCGCCTGCTTCGGCCAGACGCTGCACGTCACACTGACGATCGCGTCGGTGATCCCCGGCGGCGGCTGGTGGGACGTGCAGCTAGGGCGCTTCCTCATCACCTCGGTTGATCCGGGCCCCTCGACCGTGAGGGTGACGGGAAAGTCGCTGATGCATCGCCTTGAGGAGGATAGGCTCACGACGCCGCTCTCCCCCATGTGGAACGGGACGCTCGCGTCCGAGATCCGTCGCCTGGTCGGCGGGCACATGGGCGTCGTGATTGACACCGCCCTCGTTGACCGTTGGTGTCCCTCGATGACCTGGGGCGAGTCCAGAATCGATGCAATCTACGAGATCGCGAAGGCGTGGCCGGCGTCGATCCGTGAGGGCGGTGACGGCATCCTGTATGTGACCCCGCCTGTCTCGCCGCCTGTCTCGCCGCCGAAGCTGCGGCTCACGGACGACCTGGACGGAACCGTCGTCGGCATCTCGTCGCAGGTCTCGCGAGACAAGGTGTATAACCGCGTCGTCGCGCGCGGCCAGGACGGACACGACGAGGGTGCGCCCGCGTTCCAGGCGGTCGCGGATCAGACGACCGGCCCAATGAGGACCGACGGCCCTTACGGTGTCGTCCCGCGATTCTTCTCCTCGCCGCTCATCACCTCGCAGGAGCAGGCGCGCAAAACCGCTGAGGCGATGCTTGCCGAGTCGATCCGCCGGAAAGTCAAAGTCCCGGTGGAGCACGCGCCGGACCCGCGCGTCGGCCTCGATCAGCCGATCGAGATCGTGACGCAGCCTGTCCTTGCCGCTGAGCCGAAAACCCTCTGGGGCCTCGTGACCGCCTACGAAGTGCCCCTCACCTATAAGGGGACGCAGAAAACCGACGTGGAGGTGACCCTGTGACCGTCCGAGTGATGGACCTGATCTCTTCGACGCCCGATGATCTGCCGCCCCGGTATGGGTCGGACAGGTCCTCGACGGCGATCGCGCGGATCGTCGACCTCGTCGAGGGAGGTCGCCAGCTCATCGTCTCCCTGTACGGCGGGGCGGGCGTGCAGATCCCCGCGACAGCCGTCAACTGGGCAGGCGTCAAGACCGCGCACGTTCTCCTCGACCCGGACACGGGGCGTCCCGTCCACGCGCTCGGGCCTGCGCCGACCCCCGAGGGGCCGCTCCCGGCTGTCCCGAAAACTCCTGAGCCTAAGCCTGTGGCCAGGCACGCGGTGCTCACGCCGCAGTGGATGGGCACATGGACAACCGGGGGATGGTCGCGGTATGGCGACGGCGGCGCGTGGCAGGGTACCAATCCCGCAGGCCAGCGCCTCCGAGGCCTCGTCACCTATGGGCGGCAGCTCGAAGCCCTCGGCACGATCACGATCACGCGGGCGCTGCTCACCGTCCGGCCAGCGTCGCACGTCCCGCCGTGGGCAATGGTGATTCAACCGGCGTCCTACTCGGCGTCTGGGCCGCAGCTGACCGGCGCGACGCAGACAATCAACGTCAACTCGCAGCAGGCGCAGGTCGACATTACGGCCTTGGCAAAGACCCTCAAAGCGGGAGCTGGCCTCGCTCTCGTCGGCTCTGCCTACGGCGGCATCACCAAGGGCGGCGCAAGCGCAGCCCTGCACATCGACTACACCGAAACACTCCCAGTCAAGCCCACAGGAAGGCGCGCACAATGAGCTATCAGGACCAGCGCGGACACAAGGTGCCCTCCCCCACCGACCCGGCCCGGCGGCAAGACCTCCTCGACCTGTCGCTCTCCATTCCGTCGTATAAGGCGTGTGCGTCCGAGACCGCCGCCTCCCAGTACGTCGCCGCGCTCGCGGGCGTGGGCCTCACGGCCTCCCCCGCTCATCCTGTCTACGTCTGGAGAACAGATCTCAACGCTGTCCGCGTGTGGGATGGGCGCCGCTGGTCTGGTGAGTCGAATCTGCAGATGGAGCTGAGCGCGGTCGGCGACGTTCCTGTCGGCTCCGGCCTCAGCGTCGGCGTGCGCAACGGCCTCATCAAGGCAGGCAAGGTCGCAACCTCCGCGACCGAGGTGCAGTTCGGGAATCTGTACCTTGACAGCATCACCTTCCAGACGCCCTTCCCGAATGACTGTGTGTCTGTCACCGTGACACCGCTATACGGGACGGGCTCAGCTGGCTGGACCTTCAAGCAGGCGCAGCAGTTCTGCCTCGACTCGATGAGCCGGAACGGGTTCCGTGCGATGCTTCCGGGTGTCACGACCCCTGGCCGTCACGCCTACGCCTGGACCGCGATCGGCTACTGACACCCCCTGATCTTTCATGCCCTCGGACAAGCCCGTCCGGGGGCTTTCCCATACCCAAGAGGAGAAACACATGGAACCGAATATCGAGCAGCTTATGGCGTCGATGACGCCCGCGACGGACACGCCGCCTGACGTCGTCGCCCCGATCTTCATCCCCTACGAGCAGACGGAGGGCACGCGATGAGTATGACCGCACAGAATGTTCTCGCCTGGGCAGCTGGCGAAATTGGATACACGCGCTGGGATGACCCCGAGGAGGGGTCGAAGTACGGGCGCTGGTATGCCAAGCGCCACGGCGCGTACTACGGCACGTCAGGCGTGCCCTTCTGCGCGATGGGCGCGTCATGGTGCGCGACCGACAATGAGGACAAGTCCGTCCTGCCCGGCGGCGACTTCGCTTACGTCCCCTACGGCATCAACGCCGCAGCCCGCGAAGGCCGACTCGTCTCCCCCATGACCCAGGCAGCACCAGGAGACTTGGTTTCCTTCGACTGGGACGACGACGGCGTCGCCGACCACGTCGGCATCGTTGAGGCCAATTACGGCGGCTGGCTGCAAACGATTGAATTTAATACGTCGTCCGGCACTGCGGGCTCGCAGAGCAACGGCGGCGGTGTGTGGCGCCGCACCAGAGGCTGGGACTCGGTATGTGCGGTCATCCGACCGTCTTACGGCGACGCGACCACCGCTTCGGGCTACACCGACATCACGGCCCTGCAGGCCGCTGTCGGCGCGACCGCCGACAACATCATCGGCCCCGATACGACCAAGCGCATCTATGCCGTCGTAGCTGCAAGCTCCTGGGGAGGTCGGCAGTTCCCCTTCGGGGTCGAGTACGTGCAGTCTGTGATCGGTACCGAGGCGGACGGCGTCTGGGGCGATGCCTCGGACGAGGCGCACGACCGCGTCGTCGGAAACCTCCAGCGCGCCGTCGGTGTCGATGACGACGAGATCTACGGCCCGGCCACCAACAACGCAATTAACGCCGCGCTCGCGGGCGCGGAGAAGGGGGAATGATGATGAATGATCTGCTTCTCGGGCTCCACACTGACCCATTCCTGACAACGGTCGTCGTCGGCCTGGTCTGGCCGATGGTACAGGCCGCGCTCGACCGTCCGTACTGGACGCCGACGCGCCGTAAGATCCTGCTGGCCGTCGTCGCGGTCATCGTCTCTGTTGCCGTATGGGTGTCCGGCGCCTATCCGGCGACCTGGCGGCTGCTCATCGCCCAGGCCGGCATTTTCCTGGGCATCGCCTGGTCGGCGTTCCAGGTGCTCTCGGCGATCCGGATTAACGGCGTGACCCTCATTGACTGGGTCGGAGCCGTGACACCAGGCGGCGAGTCCGTCGAGGAGGTCCGCGCTGCAGCCGATTCTCTTCCTTCGACCCGGGTAGTTGACGGGGCCGAGCTGGCCAGCCGTGACTGAGCTGCTCGCAGACCCGAAGGTGACAGACGCACTCGCCGCGCTCGTCGTCGCGATCCTCGTCGCGATGACGGGCGTCGTCGCTCTGGTCGCGAGCCAGGTGCGCCGCTGGCTCGAAGCGAAGTTCGCGCACGTCCTCGAGGGTGTCGAGGAGGCTCGCGCTGCCGCTATATCGGCGGACGCGCAGGTCTCGAACGATCACTCGACCAATATGAGGGAGGACTTGGACCATGCGATCGAGACAGTACGCGCTGTGTCGGATCAGATCGGCGAGCTGACCGGCCACGTCGGCACGCTCGCCGATCAGCTCGGCCGCGTCGAGACGACTCTCACCAATCACGGGAAGAGCCTCGAAGCGGTCGAGTTGCGCGTCGGCAGAATCGACGCGCGCGGCGGGCGCATGGCCGAGGAAATACACGATGAGCGCGTCGCTCGTGAGGCGGCGCAGCGGACCATCGATGAGCACTCGCACGACGCGCACGCGCGCCTGCATGAGCGACTCGACAAACTCGAAGAGAGGATGAACGAACAGTGACGACGACTATTTCGGGCACTGTCGGAAGGCTTGACGGCGCTCCCGAGCCGCAGGCCTACATCGTCGCTACGCTCGCGGGGACAGGGGAGAATATCGCTGTCCTCGCGGGCGGGCCGGTGGCCCGGCAGGCCGACGTGCGAGGGCAGATCGTCCTCCCGCTTGATATCCGCGCGGAGACGCAGGTGCATCTGCGTCTCGCGATCCCGGGCCGCACGCTCCGAGAGGCGACCGTGACGCTGCGCCCATCGGTTGCTTACGATCTGGCGCAGGTTTTCTCCGGCGCCGCGTCGCCGACCCCGTCTCCCGCGCCTGTCCCTGGTATGGGCGGTGTCGAGATCTCCGGCGACGGCGACACCCTCACCCTGGACGGACCGCTCGACGGCGACATATACGATACGCTCTAGATTGGAGCCTGACCTATGGCAGTAAGACCGACGCTCTACACGAAGCAGGGCACCGATAAGGCGATCGCGCGAGCAGTCGCACCGCTCGCAACAAAGTCGGAGCTCTCCGGCTATGCGACGAAGTCAGAGGTAGCGACAGCCGCCGCAGGCGGCAGAGTCGATCTTACCGACTACGCGAAGAAGGCAGAGCTGCGGGGCCTCGCGACACGCGAGGAACTGTCCGGCTACGCGACCACTCGCCAGGTCGCCGACCTCGCCACCCGCGCAGACCTCACGGCCTACGCGACGAAGGACGAGGTCGCCGGAATCGCCAAGCGCTCCGACCTGACCGGCCTCGCCACCAAGGCGGAGCTCTCCGGATACGCGACGAAGAGCGACGTCGCAGGCGTCGCGCACACCTCCGACCTGACCGGACTCGCGACCAAGGCAGAGCTGCAGTCCGCGCTCACAGGCGTCGGCATCACCGTCGTCGCCACCGAAGCCGAAGCGCAGCGCCTGCCCGACGGCGCGCTGTACTTCCTCGCCGCAGCCGCGTCGCCCGCGCAGCCGCCGACCCCGACCCCAGGCCCCGCGCCCGCCGCCGGCCCCACCGTCGTCGGCCATGCATCGGGCTCCGTTGTCGGCCAGACCATCACCGTAAAGGTCGACGGCAAGGCAGGTGACAAGGTCATCCTGGGCATCAACGAGAAGGCGCAGGGCACGCGCGCGACCGCGAACCTCCCGCAGGGATGGACGACCCTCGTTGATCCGTACTGGGTCGGAACGATGAGCGCGACCATCATCACCGGTCCCTGGGCGCCAACGATCACGGTCACGATGTCGCAGAACGCCGAGATCGGATGGGCCGCAGCCACAGTACGCGGAGCCTCCCGCATCGAGGCCGGCACCGTCAAGAAACGCCAGGCCGAACCTGTCGAAACCAAGACCTGCACCGCGCCCGCGCTCGCGGGCGCGGGCCTCGCGCTCGGCTTCACTTTCGAGCGCACGAGCGCGGGCGAAACGTCGGATCAGGTCACGGTCTCGGAGGGCTGGGAGAAGCTGCAATTCGCAGCGCAGGACGGCCTGAACTATCAGACTGTGACGCTCGCAAAGAGGGTTGCAGCCTCTCCCGCTGATCTCGTCGTGACCTACCCGAACGTCCAGGGGTCTAACGGCATCGGCGTGCAGTTGGTCGCCCGTGGCTGAGCTGACGATCTATCGCCGTCGTCGCAACGGTGGTGACGTGCCCGGGGTCGTGCGTCGCCGTCGCCGCGATGGAGGGGATCTTCTCCTGCGTCGACGTGAGGCGACGACTCCGGTCACGCCCGCCGCGGCGGACGTCGTCGAGCACTTCCTCAAGCAGAGGCCCTTCTATATCGCCCATAGGATGAGCGGCACGGAGTATCCAGAATTCACGCAGCGGGGTCTTGATGCCTCGCTGCGTGCTGGCTTCAAGGCCTTGGAGATCTCCGTCCGGCTCTGCGCTCGGGGGCCGAACGGCGAGCCCGCCGAATTCGTTGCGATCCACGACTGGAAAACGACGCGCACAGTCCCGGGGACGGACCTGCCGATCTGGTCAACGCCGTGGAGCACGCTCCGTACTCTCCAGCAGGGCACGGGGCCGTTTATGCGGCTGCGTGACATCGTCGATCAGATTCCCGATGATGTCGTCCTGGCGATCGACCACAAGACGACCTCGTCTGAGGACCAGCGGAACGCTGCTGATCTGAAGGCTGAGGAGCAGCTCTTCGAGTACCTGGACACCGCTTTCGGAGGGCATCCCGAGCGCCGCGTGATCTGGAAAGTTTTCGCCAAGGGCACGAGCGCGGCTCGCGCGAAAGCGCGCGGTTACCGCACTATGGCGATGCTGTACCCTGCCGAAGTCCCCGCGGCGCCCCTCGGCTCTTGGGACGTGATCGGTATGGAGTGGTCCGCGTCTGCCGACGTCTGGAACCGCATCAACGCAACCGGGAAGCCGACGATCGCGCATATCATCACGAACGAAGGTCAAGCGCGGACGGCGTTCGATAAGGGAGCATCCGGCCTTATGGCATCGTTCCCGTCTCGCGTGCATCCGTAGTCGATGCAGAAGGCCCCACCGCCAGTTTCGGGCGGTGGGGCCTTCTTGTATGCCCGTTTAGTCTTGAGTAGCCGAGATGCTGGGTAGATCGACGTGGATCTTTGAGACCTGTCGAGCAAACTCGCGGAACCCGGAGGGGGCGAAAGAAGTTTGCGCGAGATCTGTTCTCGTACCCTGGCCGGGCCTTGATGCTTGCCATGCGTCGATCGTCTCGGGCATCCAGCCGCGCAGAGGGCCGGACGGAGTCGTGATGATGACGTCCGCGTCGGGTAGGAGGCCTTTGCGGATGTATGAGCGGATGGTGGGGACGGCGAGGCCGACGCGCTCGGCGACGGCGGCTGTCCCGAGGTACTCGCGCGTCAAGGTCAGGCCTCCTTGCTCGTGCGGGTGATGATCTCAACGGGGATGTCCTGGTCTGACAGGAGCGCGAACGCTCTTCCGACGCACGCCTGGTAGGTGGACAGTGGGAGCCGTCCGGCCCACTCGCAGCCCTGCTCGTAGGAGGCCTGGTCGACGTAGGCAATAAGCGCTGTTGGAATGACGCGCACGTCCTCGATCTCGTCGTCAGCGGGGGCTGTCAGATCATCGACGCAGGCGAGGGCCTCGTCCTCGACGGCTCCGAGCATCATATGGATGCTGAGGGGATCGCGGGGCCATGATTTGCCGATTTCCCATGAGCGGATCGCGCCCTCGTTCACTTTGGCAAGCGCGGCGAGGTCGGCTCGGCTCATGCCGAGGGCTTTACGTCGGCAGCGCAGGCCGACGGGGGTGAGTATGTCAGTCATTGTGTCTCCTCCTACTATGGGGAGGCCCCGGAGCGTATGCCCCGGGGCCTCGGTGGTTGGTGGTCAGTCGAGGAACTTCTCGACGTCGCCGCCGAGATCTTCAAGGACGGTCAGCGTCTCCCAGACGCTCGAGTAGCCGTCAGTGAGGCCCTGCGACTCGCACTCGGCGGCGATCGCGTTGTAGATGCCGTCGCGGGAGCCGTCTGCGAAGTTGTACTCGCCGAAAACGCGCGCGTCGTCGGCCTCGGTGTAGGCCAGCGGCAGCTCAGTGATCTTGAAGCCGTTGCAGGCGAGCATCTCGCGGTCCTCGCCGCTCATGCGGACGGCGGCTTCGATGAGAGCCTCGCGCAGCTCGTCGATCTCGTCGCCGGGAAGCGTGTCCTCGAACCAGCTCTCGACGGTCTCGCGCTCACCATCGATGATGAGGTGGTTACCGAAGCGGTCGGTGTTGGTGTCGGTGATGTAGGTGACGGTGGACAT